ATTCGCAACATTTTGTCTTAAAGTGTTTGAAACAATATTTGTTAATTTTCCTGATGTATCGTAAGATAATAATTGAATTAATATCTTATTGTCGTTTTCAGTAACTGATACTTTAGCTGGTGCCCCAAATTGGGATGGCATGTTTCTAATAATAGATTCGTAATCTTGAACTGTAACTGCTCTTTTTTGTGCTGCAAAGTTGAAAGAAACATAATTTCTAATTTCTTCTAATGAAGGAATTCCTGCACCACCTACAGCTGCAGTTACGTTATTTGCTCTTAATGAGTTAACAACTGATGAGTTTGTTGATTCTGAAGGACCATTAACATAGAAAGATACAGTACCAATTTGGTTAATAACATTAGTTCCTAAATTTGTCGCCAAACCTCCACCAACTCTATATTGAATAAATAATGTTGAATTAGGTGTTAGTGTTGAACCTAATGAGAAATTATTTGAATATCTTTGTAATTCTAAAGTTGTACCCACAGTTGTGAATTGGTCTAAAGCGTCTTGGGCTGTATTTGTTCCTCCACCAAATGTCATTTTCTTAAATCCTTCTGAGGTATATTCACTAATAAATCTATTTTGTGTTTGAATATATTTTCCTACTTTGATACCAGGTTGGTCAGATACTTTTGTTGGGTCTTCAACAAAGACTCTATCTTCAGCTAAAGCATCTACTTCATACCATCTGTTTGCAACACCTAAGAATTCTGCTGCACTTGGGATATTAGTGTATTCAGTTCCACTTTTTAATAATACACTTGTAATACCTAATACATTTTTTTCAGGTAAGAATAATTCAAAAAATGGTACCACATCATTTGGCGATATAACTTTTTTAAATACCTTAGTAATACCATTAACAACTAATTCTCTTTTTGTAATAGTGTAATTCACTAAAACATTATTAGCATTGAAGTTAGGTATTTTTAATCTGTTTGGAAATCCTTGAGCATTATATGGTGATGAAAAATCAATATCATAAATGTTTTCAAAAACGATTCCCGCTCCTGTAATTTGAGAACCTCTTGTTAAAATTCCAAGATATCTTTCATCTTCTTTATCTCCATATGCTGGAACCGTAATAGAAAAATCAACAAGTGCTACTGATGGTCTTTGACCAGGAAGTTTAAGTCCATAAGTTCTGGCAATGTTATATATAGATGACCTTTGTTGTGCGTATTGTAGGACTGTTTCTTGAACACTTCTATCAATTTGATAGTTAAGGTTATCTGCAACTGCAGCATTCAAGTCAATAAAAACTGAGAATACCGAAGCATCATTAAAATCTTGAATTAATTCAGGATAATACGTTTTTACGTAATTTAGAAGTTCAGTTCTTATTCCTTGAAAATCTCTAGTTGTATATGATATTTTACGATTAGCCATTATTATTAAATATTGATGATAACAAAATCACTTTGACCAAACGTGTTTTTATTATTAGAATAATCTATTTGAATTTTAGCGGTATATTCTGCGGTTCCTTTACCAGGGAATCTATATATAGACGATTGTGATGTTCCAACTGCCGCTTGATTTGTATCTAAATCAAACTCTTCTTTAGGGTCTAAGGGTGCAATTGTAATATTATTCAAAAGTAAGTTTGGCATAAATTGTCCCACAGCATCTCTTATATCAGATTCAATAGCATTAAATGTTAATCCATCAAAAGGTTCAAAAATAAATTCATATAACCTTGTACCAAAACTTGGTAAAAAATATCTTGAACCTTTTCTTGTCAATAAAAGATGTATTAAATCCGCTTTAATTTCTTGCGATTCTAATTCGGTAAGTTCTAAATAATCCCCTTGAGTTGAATTTCTAAAGGGGAAATTTATTCCATATGTAACTCCATCTGCCATATGAGATAAATATACTTAGATTATTTTTTTATTAAAGTGTTACCTTTTTGAGCTCTTGGTTCATAAGGACAATGCCTACAATTATTACCACAACAATACTTTCTTTGAATATGATATTCTTCAGTAAAAACTGTGTTACCATTTTCCTCATAAAAATAAGAAGGGAGAAGTTTTGGCTTCTCCCTTTTAATATTTTGTTTTTCCATCTTATACTAATGTTACTTCGCAAGCTCCACCAGCACAAGCGACTTCACCACTTAAATCTGTATCATCATCCATCTCAACAATTTTAGATAAATCTACATCATGTAAAGCTTTCATTAATTCATCATATTTTTCCTTTGTACAATCTTCAAAAGGTGCCTGAATATAACTGCCTCCATCATAAGGTAAAACTGATAAACCATTATATGCATCTTTATTTTCCCACATCCATTCACCAACTGCAGGCCATTCATGCTCTCTAATTGAGATTGTTGCCGATACGTTATGTGCGTTATTTCCACTTCTATGTCCAGGTTTAATCCATTCTTGTTGAACTTTTTTTACTCTCTCCAATAATTGAATTGGGGATTCGTTTCTTAAGATTGACCCTTCAGGTGCTTTCTGTGGAATACCGATTACCGCAGTATCGTGTGGTCTGAAGTATTCATCTTCAACTAACTCAGGATGATTAGTCTTCAAGTGAGAATAAATCGCTTCATTCTTGCCCACTCTAACTCTTCTTACATAGTAGTCATTGTGCCAAGCGTGGATACCTGAAGATGTACCTAATGTTAATGATGTTGTTCCCGCAGGTTTAACTGTTGTTGTTCTTGCCGCTGGATTGATGTGTAATAATTCAGCGACTCTTTTGTTTTCTTCTTTAACTACTTTAGCTGCAGATTTCATATTCAAACCTAACACAGCTCCTGAACCGATACCCGTCATTGAAATTCCAATCAACGCATCTTTCTCAGTTGTTCTTTGCCAAATTGGTCTCAAGTAGTGGAAATTAGTATATCCTGCTTGTAATGTTCCAATGAACGATGCTGCTCTAACTCTACCCTCATAATCTTCTTGAGATACAACGTTAGACACGTTAACTTCTGTTAAGTTACAGAATTGGAATGGTCTTAAAGCGATTTCACAACAAGGGTTAGTTCCCCAATCTTTATCATTACTTAAGTAGATACCAGGTTCTCCTGCTCCACTTGCTTCAATTCTTTTCCATAAATCCATGAAGTAGTCTTTGGTGATTTTGTGTCTCATTAAAACTGCAGAGTTATTAGCTCTACCTCTTTGTGGATTTGTTTCCCACCAAGCGCCACTCTTACATCCAATCATTTCTTCGTCAGTTGCTGAGAATAATGAGATAAGAGCCGCCCTTCTGATACCACCAGCTAATACTGCGTCTGCTATATGACAAACAATATCATGTACTTCAATTGGTTTCAATCTTTCACCATCTTGTCTTGAATCCAAGATACCTTCAACTTTAATTAAACATTCTTTTAATGGTTGAGGACCAGGTGCTTTACCACCTGAAGTGACAAGTCTTGCACCCTTTGCTCTGATGTCACTGAAGTCAAATTCAATTTTAGAACCTCCAAAGAAGTATGATTTGACTAACACTTTAACAGCGTCAGCCCATCCTTCGATTGAATCCGCTACTAACCATCTTCTTCCTCTGTCTTTATTTGGTTTCCTGATTTCAGGTAAAGCATCAACGTGATGTTTTTGAACTGAATAACCAACACCCGTTCCACCTAAAAGTAAGAACATGATTTCAGAGAATACTCTCCAATCATCAATCGGTGCGAAGGCACAGTTATAGATTCTGTTTGGTGAGATTTCAATTGGTTTTCCTGCGAACTGCATTGACCTCATTGAGGGTAATACTTGCTTTCTGAAAACATACATGTAATTCTCACGAATCTCCTGTTCTAATTGTGGATAATGCTTTATATGCATCTCCATATTTCTTGTGACTAATTCTTGCCACGTTTCTCTTCTTTTTAATTCTGGTAAAAATTTTGAATATTTCATATATACTGTGATATTTGACAGTATCTCGTTACTTAATTCTAAATTACTCATGTTCTTCAATGTATTTTTTCATATTGTTTATTGTTTTTTTATTTTCTTTAATTAACCCTAGTGCTGAGTTACAATCACGACATAATAATTTACGAATTATACCTGTATCATGATTATGATCAATATATAAAACATCATAATCATTTTCGCATATAAAACATTTTCCACTTTGTAACTCCATCATTTTATCGTAAATCTCTTTTGTAATTCCATGTTTTTTGAATCTTCCTGTATTTTTTTGATATTTTTTAAACGCCTCTTTTTTACAATTATCACAAATACTATGATATCTAATTTTGTCTTTATTTTTATATTTGTAAAAATCAGATAGTACCTTAATTTCATTACAATGGGCACATTTTTTATTTCCACTTACTGGTGCTACATTTCCAGATCCTCCATTTTTGATTGAATTAGAACAACTTTTACATGGTGAATTTTTATGTCTATTATATCCTTGTATTGTTTTATATCTTTTCTCACATCCACAAATTGGACAATATGCTAATTCTATTTTTTGTATTATACTCATTTTTTTTTGTGAAAAAATCGTTGATTTTTAAGATAAATATGTGGCTGCTCTCTAATCAACCTTTAATTTTGTTAAAAAATAATAAGTTTTTTTTCAAAAAAGTAGATATTTAATTGCCAGGATTTTGTTGTTCTTGCTTTTGTTTTCTCTTATCCATTAACTCTTTAACTCTATCTCTTTTTCTTTCTTCTTGTTGTTCTTCAAAACCTAAGAACGTTACTGATGTTTCGGTATCTATTTCAAGTAGTTCATTGTTGAACTTGCAGTTCTCAAATACGACACCATCTTTACCAATTCTTGACTTGGTAATTGCTATTGTTGCCAAATTCATTTCTTTTTGTTGTAATGATTTTGCAACAGTTATAATAACGTGACCAACTTGAGCCTTTTTAATTGACCCACCCATTTGGTCTGTAGTAACAACATCTGATGAGATTGAACTTCTATTACCTTGTGTTGCCGTCCAACCAACAAGATTTAATTCATGACACATTGATTCAAATCCTCTCATAACCGATCCTTCGGCTTTCCATTCATCTTTACTTGAACTTTCAGGTAATACACAATCAATGTAATCCAAAAGGATTAAATCAATTCTAGTACCATCTGCAATTATTTTCCTAACCTGATTCTTAATCTGATTCATAGTCATACTATCAGACGATAACTTCTTTAAAATCAATTCATTCTTCATAGTCTCATGAACCTCATTGATTTTAGACATCACCTCTTCTTTATGAAGAACAAGATCATCAGGAGCAATACCTGTCCAAAGGGTAAAGTGTTTTCTTTGTACAATCTTTGGATTGTCCTCAAAAAATACTTGAAGAACATTATACCCAAGATTAAATGCTGTATTTGCAATCTTTGTTAAGATGGTAGTTTTACCAACACCCGTAGGAGCAAGTATAACCCCTATTTCACCCTTTGCCAACCCACCCTTAAGTAAGTTGTCAATTCCTGGTATACCTATTGGTATTGGGTGTCTAAAGTCCTCATCAAGGACTGTATCAAGATTTGCAAAGATATCTGTAATTCCTGTATCTCTTTCTCCTACTTGTAACGCTTCTCTAACAAGACCTTCAACCTTATCATAAGATTCAAAGTCTCCTTCATTAATAATCTTCTGAGCCTTGTCCATCGCCTTCTGAAGTTCTTGTTGTTTACAAAACTTCAAAGCTTTTTCCTGAACAAAAAGAGTTCCCTCTAAAGGTGCGTTCTGAATTTGTTTGATTGTATCAACAACAATTTTAGCAACAAGTTCTTGCGAAATTTCTGACTTAACAATTTGATCTAAAGTTTCAAAGTTAGGAGTAGATTCATACTTCTTATAATACTCCTTAGTCATCTGTAAGATGATTTTAAAGTACTTGTTATCAAAATAAGAACTCTCAATAACATCCATAATAGATGATGAAAACTCCCTATCCACTACTATCTGATTCAATAACTGCAACTGGAAAGTGTTTCCTAAATACTCAAAATTCTTATTCATAATTGTTTTAAATTCTCCCTCTATTAATTAAATACTTACTTACTTAAATCAAATTCCAAATACTCGTAACTTAATTTGCTTTCTGAAAAAATGTCAGTTAATTCCCTTAACACATCTTTTAGAAATGGTCGTACGTCTACTGTATAACGAACCTTTGGTGGAAATAATTTTCCATCAAATTGTCTATGACAAATTGTCTGTTCTCCAAACTTAACAAAAATGTTAAAAACTTCCGCATCATCAGTAAATGATGTGTTCATAATGGTTTGGTCATGCTCAATCGCATCCCTGTTATCCATCATATAGATAACCGTCTTCATTTTTAAATAATACTGCAATTCTTCCTTGAGTGTTTTAATATACTCATAAAGGTCTACAGAGTTTTTAGCTTTCGGGTTATACCCTCTAACATTGAAAAATCTTTGAACTACAATATTGTCGTTTAACGTCAATAAGAATTCCATCTTTGTGCTGTCCTGCTCTTTCATAATTTAAGTTTTGTTTGTGTTTCTTTTTTCTTTTCTTATTAATTTCATAAATGGTTTGAGGAAATTTACCCAAGCTTCATCGTTCTTGGGAAGATACTTAAA